GTCCAGATACATATGGTTTAAATGTTTTTTCAGTACATACTTCATCCTCAACTTCAGACTCTGTATAGATATGAGCATATGAATTTTTGAAACCTGGATTATTTACGGTGTGGTCATGTGTCATATTTTTATTTTTTTCTGAATGCTCTTGTATAGGTAACAACTTTAAGAATTCTTTAAATTTTGGCATATCTAAATAACTTTCTAAATTAAAAGTTTTTCTTTCCCAAAACGATTGAGTGTAATATATATTATCTAATAAATTATTCTTCCACAACGCATGTCCTAATTTAATTCTAAAATATTTAGGATAGTTATTAAGATAACTAAAACCATATTGTCTGTCATTATTTGTGTAAATATCTTGATGTTTCAATGAAAACATATATGGATATGAAATTTGCCAAATATTATCTTTTATTTTTTTATCCTGATAACCCAGTGTTTGTATTATAAAATTTACTTCCAAATTACCCATATATTCATATAATTTTTCAAATCCATTACTTGTGCCTACATCTCTATCTCTATATACATCAGTGTTAGATAACAACATAGTTTTAGGTCTATATGTATTAACACAAAATTCTATATTTTTTCTGATAGATTGTGAATCTAGACTGGATATACCCAGAGACAATGTACTACCCATATCATTGGTATAGATATTCAATAGATCATATGCTATAGGATCTACAATAGGTGCTTCATTTATATCTGAAGGAATATTTTCAAAACCTATCACTATTTCTCCGTACTTTTTTTAAAATTTTGTCAGCTCTCCATAGAATATATTTTAAACGAATTTTTGAATAAAAATCTGATATTACATTAAACATTTCTTATTACTATTACTCCATATTGATCCATAACCACAGTTTTACAATCTATTCTGTTGATTACTTCATACACTAAGTCAATCATTCGCTGACTGTTTCCACATATTATTGTAAGAGGAATTTCCTCCTGATTCATTAGTATAAAATTTTCTACTAAAATGTCAACCTCATGATGTCTTACACCGTGTAAATCCAATTTCATTGTAAAAAATCCTCACTTGTTAAAAGATTAAAGTTATTTTCCAGTCGATCTTTATACTTAATGTGGTAATCGAAAAGATTACCAGTATCATCTAACAACCTTAATATTTCTTGACTAATCATTGTTAATCTAGATTGATAGTCTATTACTTGATCATATGAATGATCTATAACATCATCAAATACATCTATCCCTATTTTTCTTAAATGTTCTACGGCAAACGGTCTATTAAATTGAATAAAAAACTGTCTTGCATATATGGGTTTCCAGGTTTTTTCTGTAAATATACTAGCACCGTCAGGTGCGGTTTCTGTAACAACATTTAAAACAGTTTCTCTAAAAGCAATATGTTTTATGCTATGGTCTGAACCTCTATCATAATTATCTCCAATAGTAGTAAAATTACTAAATCCTTTATCACCAAACTCTGCAAAATATCTTTTGTAAGTATTTCTATCCGTGTCAGAATTTATATCTGTTATATATTTACTAAATTTAAAATTACCCATAGAAAATAATATTTTATTAAAATTATTACTATGTCTGAGAAGATTGAATAAATCTATTCTGGGTTTTCTAGGTACACCATTTAAGCAACTAATAGGATATATTTTTTCATTATCATATTTTTTATATCTTAAGTCCTTATATTGCCATATAAATGGATTATGGTAGATTATAGAGTTAGATTCTTTGAAAATATATGAAAAATCATTTACTAACACCTTATATCCACAAGGCCAATCCCAGGTTTCTATTGTTGATTCAAATTCGTCAAAAGGATCATATGAACAATCTAAAATGACTATATCTATTTCATTGTCTTTTAAAAAAGGAGAAACTATTGTTTCTATAATATGATTTTTTTGATGTAGAAGATCTGTATAATCACTCATATTGATGTAAAGATATTTTACATCATCTTCTAATAAGTGAGAAAAATTCGTTAATCGTTCGATATCAGCAGGATAAATTGTTTTATCTTTTAAAAAGGATATTTGATTTAGTCTATAACTATATCTTCCATTCCTGCTGTTCTCAGTCTTGTTATGTGTCCTATCTGCCATTGCTTTGTGTCTAAGCCCTTCATTATGCCTAGATATTTATTACGCAAAAGGCTAAATTGGTTAACAAGGTGAGTTAAATCTATAACACTTTGTTCACCATCAACATATTTTTCAGCATCTCTACTTGAAAGTTGTCTATTGTATGCTTCTAAGTATTTGCGGAATGTTTTGGAACGTTCTTTACGAAGTTCTATATTTAAGTGTTCTAGTATTGCTTCAATCTCTTGCAGTTGATTAAAGCGATATTCTGTTAAGCCTGGGAGGGCGGCACTGGATTTCTCCAGGCTACCCTTTATCCTGCATTCGTACCTGGCTTCATCAAGTTGTTTCTCATAATACTCGATGGCTGGTATTATGTCGCCTAAATCGCCTACAACTTTATTATACCAAGTACTCATGTTTTAACCCCAATCCTCATCATCTTCATCGTCTTCGAATCCAATGTCAAAGTGGCTGACCAATGCCGCCTTCATAGCAGTATCAAATGTATTAATGTGATCTTCTGCTTCTGAAATGTCCACGTTATCGTCGAAGGTTCTAACGAGTTCTTCAGCGACATGTAGTCGTTCTTTTTTGGGTATGTATGTTTTTATACTATCCCATGTATCATATAGAAGTGCTACTTCAGGACTCATCTGTATACTCCTCTGCTTCTGGTTCAAATGAATCTGGGTCAGCATCTTCAACAATATCTTGTTTTGCTAAAGGGTTTTGACCCCATTCATCAATAATTACCTGAAGTTTATCTCCAGTCCAGCCTTTTCTGAACTCTTTGATAACTTCTCCAGTTACAGGTGAGGTGTATTCCAGTTTGTTTCCTGTTTTAATCACAATCTCTTTCTTTTCAAACATCTCCAAGAGGCCACTGTATGGATCCATGCCTGTCTCGTATGGGATTTTGATTTGAACACCTTCAAACGGTTTGCTGTATCGTGACTTCATCACTTTACAGGCCGCTCTGATACCTTGTACAGTAGACGTTTTGTTACCATCTTCATCCTCTTTTAATTTGAGTTTCTTCATAGCAACAACAATACTACTTGCATATATAAACCCTTGGCCACCACTGATCTTATCATCTGGATCAAACATATCTTGCGATGCATAAGTGTGGTTTGTGGCTATAAGGGCTATTGGAAAAGGAGCAATCTGGTTAACTGTGTTTCTAACCAAGGCTGTTAATGCCTTAGGTTTTCTACCCATATCACCTTTCATATCTCCTTTCTGAAACTGATCTACATCAGTCGGAGTTAGAAGCATACCCAAACTGTCTATTACAAAAACTAATTTAGGTTGCTCATCATATGGCAGATCGCCATAATTTGCTTTATAGTCTTTCATAAACTCTGATACTGCTTTAGCAACATCATCAATCATTGAAACACTAATTCTTAAAAGTTTTTCTGGTGATGTGTCTACATTCAATGCTTGTAGCCATTGTTCATCAAGTGCGTTTTCTGAGTCAAACAACACAACTTGACAACCCATATCCTGTGCGGATTTAACTAGGTTACCAGAACAAATAAAACTTTTACCAGAACCGGACTCACCAGCAAATACTGATACCTTACCAAGTGGAACACCTTTGTTAAAGTCACCACTAATAAGATAGTTTAGTGTATAGTTTCCTGTACTAATCCAATCCTGTGGATCAAAGAAACCAGCACTAATACCTGAAATACTCTTCGTCAGGCCAGTTCTGAACTTTGTTAAGTCAAAAGGTTTTTGCATGTTTCCTCCTTAAGACGTTTGTCTATTTCTGATCATATTCAGAATGTCATCTGCTGATTTTTTACCAGTATCTGCTTCTGCTGTTGCAGGTGCAGGAGAAGGAGTTGTTTCAGCAACAGGTTCTGTCACAGTTGCTTCTGCTTGTGCAGGAGCAGTTACAGGAGCCACACTCTCTGTTGCAGTTTGTTGTACTGCTGGAGTAGGTTGTGCCTGTGCCACTGTGGTTTGTGTGCTTGTTCCTGTATCAAGTCCATAGGGCTTGTAAAACGTACCCCACCTTGCAGGGTCATATAATTCACCATCTACACTTGCCTGGAACATTTCTGCTATTGCTTGAATACCTTCTGCAGTTGGTTTAGCAGGGAGGAAGTCATTTAAATTAAATAGTCCATTTGAGTCAATTGCCGCAAGTTGTTCTTCAGTAAGAGCACTTTCTTTTCTAGCCCACTTACTTGTGGAATAGTCTGCGTATTGACCTTTTGTTGTTTTAGTTAATCTAAAATCAGTACCATTAACGTAATCTGTTGGAAGGTTTTCCATATCAGGATCCATTAATGCTGATTTAATAATGTTAAAAATTTGAGGACCAATTACAAATCTTCTAATTGGATTCTCAGGTGCTTCTTCGTTTAATGGGTTTTCATTTACAAAGCCTTGGAAAATATAACTTCTTTTCTTCCAATACTTTCTTCCCATGTCTTCTAAAGAAGGATCTTTAAACCAAGGTCTTACCTCAGTTAAAATAGGACAAGTTTCATTAAACATTTCCACACAAGGAACTTGTACAGTAACTGGTTTTGCGTCACCGCCTACAACTCCTGGAAATGTTAGTCTTATCATTTGTCGTTCTACCCAAAAGAACGTGTTGTTTGGATCACTGTCAGGAAGGAATCTTAGTACTGTACTAGTACCTTCGTCTATGTTCCAAAAAGGGTAAATTGCTTTATCGCTTTGAGCTGGGGAACTACTGGATTTGGTATCCATTGATTGTAGTTTTGCTCTAATTTCTGCTAATGAGGCCATAATGTTTTCTCCTTTGTTTATGCCATGTTCGTAATACATTCATATTACTGTGCCTTAATTATATTGCCATGATGTAAAAATGTCAAGT